AAACTTAATTTATAGAGAAAATTTTGAAAATTTAGATCATATTAATAATATAAATTTTGTATTTTTTGATTTGTCAGAAATACAACATCTAGAAAAGTTGAAAGATTGCTGGGTTAGGAATGATTCGTTGGTTATTATAGAAGGAAATGACCCCATTGAACGAGAATTTTCAAATCCTTTGTATAAAACACGATGGGGTTGTACTAGTCTTCAAGGAACATTCCATGTATGGGAAAGATTAAAATGAAAATAGCAGTAGTAACTACCTTTCATGAGAAAGGTCTTAAAGAATATGGTCAAAGAATGATCGATACTTTCTGTAAAAACTGGCCGGAGGAGGTTATTCTCCACATTTATCCCGAGATGTGCAATCCTGCAATTAAAAATCATAATCACGTTACCCTAAAACGTCTAGAAGAGGTTTCTGAACTAATGGTGTTCAAGGAAAAATGGAAAAACGTCCCGAAGGCCAATGGTGACGTTAGTGCAGATCCTGTTAGAAATAAAAGAAGAGACTCAGGAAAAGGTTTTAAGTGGCACGCTGTAAGATTTGCTCATAAAGTTTATGCTATATTTGATTGCGCAAGACAAACAGATGCTGATTTTCTTGTATGGATGGACGCTGATACTGTTTGCCACAGCCCTATTAGTATAAAAGATCTCGAAAGGATGATTCCTGCCAATTCTGAATTATGTTATTTAGGTCGTAAAGGGAAATATTCAGAATGCGGATTATATTCTATGAATTTACGGTCTCCTAACGTACAGGCATTTCTAAAAGAATTTCAAAGATTTTATGACAATGCAGAAAGCGGAATCTTTACCTTGGAAGAATGGCACGACAGTTTCGTATTCGATGCTGTTCGTAAAAAATTTCCTCAAATGCAACAACTCGACTGGGCTAAATCGTTGCATGACCTTAGACCTAGACCGGGAATGACACAAGGTGAAGGTCATCCTCTAATTAACAGCGAATGGGGCGCTTGGCTTGATCATTTAAAGGGTGACAGAAAAATACAAGGAATGAGCAAACGTTCTGATTTAAAGGTTCTTAGAACAGAACCTTATTGGCAACAATTTCGTTAAATGTATTGTCTAAAAAATTTCCAAGCCTCACCTGATTTTAACTCATCGAAGCTCCAGTGACACATAGATAATCTTTCGATCCATTTTTGCCTGTCGGGCATTAATGGATTTTCTAACAAAGAAAGGTCAGTATTCGATATTCCAAACGTTTGGCTATGCTCGGGATAAGGATCTGTAATAAATGCTGGTATACCTTCTATTAAACTTGCAACACTCGGACTACTATTATAGACTATAGTCGCCCATGCATTTTTAAAATCTTCTAATAGACTATCGTTTGTGCTTATTCTTACATTTTTATAAGATATTTTAAGAAAAGATTTAATCTTTTTATCTCCAGGATGAGCTCTAACTATTATAGGCCTATCCGAATATTTTTTAATTTTTTCTATGGTTTGATGAAGCCAGTCAATCGTACTTAACCCTCTCATAGACCATCCACCGTGGCGTTGAAGACATATTAAGATATGATTTCCTTGAGTTCTCCAAGGTTTTAAACTAATTCCCAATTTATTACTAATTTTTTGCCAACGTTCCGGATCTATATCCTTGTCAAAATAAAATCCTGTTGTAGGAAACACTCCGTCAAAACTATATCGCAAAAATGTTTTAGTATTTCCTGGATCAGCGTAAAGAAATAAATTGCTATCAACAATTAAACTTCTTTTATTATTTTTCTTTTGTAAATCTATTACATTTTTTCTTAAAGTTAGATGAGGTGCCTGTTTTCCGTGTTCATGGACGAATCCTTGTATTAGAGCAACATCACAAGGAATTACATTTTGACCTTTGTGAGAAATTCCACTATCTCCAGAATTTATAACTCCGGATATAAAATTATCTAATATCGCTGGCTTTTCTAAATTTTTATTTCCAGGCGGTATTCCGGCATAATAAGCAACTGCTGTAAAATTAGGCATAATATTTTCTCACAATACTAGCAGCTTTACCTTGTACAAGTTCGTCGTACGTGAATTGACTGTAACTTAACATTGCTAACCAAGCAGCAAGTGGACCCCTATACAAGTTATTAATATCAGCAATACTATTTCTTGTTACAGAATTAGAAATATGCCTTCCTAGGGTAATAGCAGGAACACCGGCCCAAATCGCTTCGGTAGCTGCATTTGAATTTATGTTTATAACACAATAATAATCGTCGTCGCATAATTCCCTGTATAAACTTTTTCTAACTTTTTTACTTAACTTTTCTCTAATAACGATTTTTTTATCAGTGTATTGTCTAAGTTCCGATACTACATTATTCTTCCATTCTTCGATATCTATTCCAAAAGTCTTTGCTGAAAATCTTCCAGGTTCGATTATTAATATTTTGTCACCGCCTTCTCTCCAATTTGCTGGAAATGATCCGAACATCCCTAACCTATCTACTGGCATATCAATGATTTCAGAATGGTGTAGGTTGTTTCTTACTAATCTGTGCCAAATTTTCTTTTTACCATTTAAGAAATTAGTGTAACCTGTGTCAATGAACCAAAAAGGAAGATTATTATTCATCTTATGAAGTAACATTTCTTCATTTCCGTCCATGTTTCTAAACAAACAATCTTCTTGGTAACTTTTATAATTTCTTCTAAATCCTAAAGTACCTGTCTGATCAATGCTGAGTCCAACACCTTTAATATATCCGGTAAATTTACTTTTTCTATAAAGTTCTAAGATATAATCTTCGCCAAACTTGTTTATAAAATACCTTGCATTTTTATGAATGATATCATAATAATATTTTTTTCTTCTTGTTAAAAATTCATTTACATTGTTCTTATAAACTTTAGCATCATTTTTAACAGCATTTTCTAATTTATCTTTGAGCTTTCTCTTAGCATCATTGACATTAAATTTTTTATTAGATCGTTGTTTTTCTATCCAGTTGTTGATCTGTTCAGCGGTTTCTCGGTTGTCAAAAGTTATATCTTTTGCCGCAGTTAAATGATCTATACAATTTACTAGAAAATTAATTATTTCTTTATCATTCAACAATAGTTTCATTTTTGATCCTTTAAAATGCTCCAGGCATATCCGCTTTCTATTTCTTTTTGAGTAAATTGTCCGTAGGCAAGATTCCAGCAATGGCGTCTTATAGTTTCTATATCTGGCCTAAAAGGATTTTTAATTTTAGATAGGTCGGTTGAAGCCAGCGGTGATGCTGCACACGGAGCCGAAACAAACGCAGGTATACCATATAAAACTGATTCTAACCCGGCTATACTGTTCAATGACACTGTTGCATATACTCCTGTGTCAAATGCTTTGTAGATTGAATTATCGTTATTTCTAGAACTCCTCGAACCTTTTTCTTTCAACTCTATAGGCATCGAGGTATAACTTTTAATAGTATCTATAGTAGTCGAAATCCATTGATCTACATCTACATTAAATGCCTTGCAGGATTTATCGCTAGGAACAATTAACAATATTTTTTTATTGTAATTCTTCCAACCTTTCCACTCTAAGTTTTTATCGTGTTTGACTAATAATTCCCATCGGTCTTTAGGATACTTATGTTTTATTTCGCATTCTTGATAATCATTTTTTACAATTCTATGCCAAATTTTAACACCGCCTGTATTATTAGGACCTTTGAAGTTTCCGAGATAACCGGTATCTATATAGTAAAAATCTCTTCCTTCTTCTCTGCAACGTCTTACATCTTTGCGTTTTCCAATGCCCCTTAACACTAGGGGTTTGTCTTTTTCATTTTTATCTATAGTTAGTAATCCGCCTGAACTTTCAACTAACATTTCTTCAAGTCTAACTTCCTCTTCCCAAGGTTTTAAGGCCATAGTTCCTCCAACATCTTTAATGCTAGACCACTTTTCATTTCGTCTATATGAAATTGCCCGTAGGCTAAATGACAGCCCCAGGCATATAATTTATCTTTATCCGGATAATACGGAGTTTCAATTTTAGTTATATCTTGTAAGGATACAGGTTTAGCAGCATTAGCCGGTGCTAGTGTAAAAGCTGGTATACCATAAAATATACTTTCGATAGCAGCAACACTATTATAGGTGACTAATGCAAATACATCATCATCAAGGGCCTCTTGAAGCGTATTATGCACTACACGATCAATTCTATTTTTTGCACGTTCTCTGATTATAATTGGTCTATCTGTATGTTGTTTGATACTTTCTACAGTTTCTTTTATCCATTGTTCTTGTGTTGTTCCATAAAACTTACAAGGTTTTTCGTCGGGAGCTGCAACTAGAATCTTAGTTCCTGTTTTTTTCCAAGGATTGAATTTTTTATTAAATTTTTTAAATCTATCGTCTGGTCTAGAAACAATTTCTCCGTGTTGGAGATCATTTTTAACTATTCTATGCCAGTACTTCCATCCATTGGGATTTTTATCTGTTCTTTCATTTCCAAAATAACCAGTGTCGATAAAATAAAATAATCTTTTATCTTTCCAACATTGATGTATTATTTTCTTTTTTAAAATTCCTCTTAATACTATAGGATCTTTGCTAGATTCATACACGAAATCATCTGTATTGATTATGGGAGAATTACATCCCCTGGCGAACATATTGATGTAAGGATCGTCGCCATCTTTACTTAAAAAAATCATAGATCTCTTTGCAAACAATAGTCTGTGTAAATTCTTTCTCTATGCCATTCATCCCCCATCGGAGTAGTAGCAAAGTCGTGGAAACTAGGTGTTCCTAAAGTATAGTGCAATAATTTTGCTTTCGTGTTTGCACCAAATTCATCCGGTAGCCAATTCCATTCGATTGGGAGCTCGCCTATCAAATTGTCATTGAGCCAGGTAAATCTGTGGACTTGCGCTCCTGTTGCTGATTGGATAAATTCTGGGGTAACGACAGCATTAGCGGGATGCCCGCAATTCCATAGGATGACGCTTGACCAATTCTTTCTAGGATAATTTTCATTTTTAGCACCAAGATATTTTTCAGACATTTTAGTTTTATAATCATGTTTAACAACCATAACTGCTTTTGATTCATCTCTTAAGTTCCAAAGATTAGAGATATCTTCTCTTAACAGCATATCACCGTCCATAAAGATTGCCCATCCCTGATATCCCATTAGATGCGGCACTAAAAATCTACTATAGATAAAATGATTACTTCCATCTGTATGAGTTTCTTTATAGTCTTTTAAAATATTTAGAGCCAATGGAGCGATAGTAACAGGATGGCTTGAATTTCTAATTATGCTATTTGAGCAAACATGGTAAGCAACTGCTTCTCTAGGGTCATAACCTATAAAAATTGGAATCATTTTCTTTCTATATCCTCTTCTATACAATTATCTCCGTATTGTATTTCTATAATTTTAAGTGGCTGGTCAGTTTCATTTACCAGTTGATGCCATTCTGTTTTCTTAATATGAAGATTGCTAAATTTGTCAAAGGTTCCTAATAATTCAGCATCAGTTTTTACATTTATTGTATAAACAGAAGCTGTTCCTTCAGCAACGAACCAATGCTCTGCTCGATCTTTATGTCGTTGCATTGATAAACTTTTTCCGGGATTAACCGTCAATTCTTTTAATTTTACTTCTTTGCCATTTTCGTGAAGAACGCGATAATAACCCCAAGGCCTTTCTGTTTTAGGAGCCTTCCAATCTTGTAAGATCCAAGAACTCGAATTCTTCTTATCTTCTCCTCCGACACCGAATTCAAATCGTAAATTTGAATCAATGACATCCATCTCGGGAATATTTTTCGCTGTACGATCTCCGCCGTTGGCAAATATTAATTCAGCATCTGGATAGTGGGCACGTACTTGTTTTATAAATTGTCGAGCAGATCCGTCAGAATCATCAAATGTATAGACTTCGTCTATCATTGAAAGATTGTTAATTATACAAAGTCGTTCATTCCAGGGCATGAACGCTCGGCCTTTATTGCGTTCAAGCCACTCGTCAGAATTTAATCCGACAATTAACATATCGCCGAGAGTCCTTGCTGACTTAAAATAAGAGATATGACCTGAATGTACGGGGTCAAAACCGCCTGTAACTAAGACTATTTTCATAGTCTTATTTATATGCTCTGTTTATTTGAAATTTAAAGTGTGGCGTCTTCTAAGCCTGCTACTCGCAGTTTAACAATATTGCTTAGATGCCATTGTTTTTGATCTAGAGCTTTGATAATGCCTAGCCATTTATTTCTCAGTAGGGCAAAATCATTAATAATCTTTTCAAAATCTACTACATCGGCTTCGCCATCTACAAACTTTTCACAGTCTCTAGATGACAAAGCACGTTGATAGTTTTCAAGATATTTGCGAAAGTATTGACTACGAATACGGCGCAATTCAATATTAAGGTATTCTAGAATTGCTTCGATTTCTTGAAGTTGATTGAATCGGTTTTCTACAATGCCTGGCATAGTGGCGGACGCTTTTTCTATGTTTCCCGCTATGCGAGCATCAATCTTTGCCGCCTGTAATTCAGCTTCATAGTATGCCACAGCATCAGGTATGTTTGAAATATCTTTTGAAACCCGATCATACCAATTCATTTATTCCTCATCATCGTAATAATCTTCATCTTCTTCGATTTCTTCGCCATCGATTGCATATTCAATTGCATCATCGAGATAATCATCTACTCCCATTAAACTTTGTAGAGTTGATTCTTTAATACCATAGTCTAATAAAGTATTAACAAAATCAGCAGCTACATCTTTCTTTTGTTTTTCTGGTAAATGTTCTACGATGAGCGTCCAAATATCTGCAATTAAATCTTCTTTCATTATTGAGTCTCCGTTTCAGGTTCAACTGTATTAGTTATCTCAGAAACGGATTTTTCACCATGATTTGAAATGTCAGACATTACTTGATCTAAACATCCATTCTCATTACGTTCCCACTCTTTACGATAGAATTTAAGAATTTCTCCATCACTAGTGGTATATGATAGTCGATTGCCATCTTTCTTTAG